TGTATCGTTTGTTGGGCGTTAAAGATTTTGAGTATATTACCTCCCGGATAGACGTTGAGAATGATCTGAAAGGAATGTACTTAGGGTCAGCAGCAGGACCAAATAAGGGTCAAGTTCGTGAGATTAGAACCTCTACTTCGAAGATTCACGTTTCCCCTAGTGGTAAGAAATTCGAAATGCACAGTTTTGACTTGGACGTATTTCTCCGACTTATACGTGATGGTAGAGATATACCGGTTTATTGGGTGATTACGCCTAAGGACGAGATGTTCTTTACGTTTGACAAGCAATATTCAGATGAGAAATGGCAGAAATTTCAAGACAAGTGTCGAGTTTTTGTCATACCTTCCTCGAATTTTGTAATTTTGGAACGTCTTGTCTCAAAGATTCGTATGTTGAAAGAGCGTGGACCCTGTATTCGTATTGGGCATCGGTGGTCTCGTGGGGGAATGGATTCTATTGCTAAATGTTTGGGGATTTCATTGGCGAATTGCTTTAAGAATATTTTGTGTGACGGTGACATAGATAAGTTTGATATGCGTGTTAAGGCTTTTTTTGTCAACCTTTACTATAGTAGTAGTCTGGCTTATGAGATCCCTGGCTCAGAGGACTACGAGATTAAGAAGAAGATTATCAAACAGATAATAAAGGCCATTGTCGCGAGAATTACTCAGTTGTTTGGTGAATTATGGTGCATCCAGAGGGGAGGTGTTCCTTCTGGATGTTACAATACCAGTCATATGGATTCATGGGTGATGGCGTTGTATTTTTGTCTGTTTTGTGTTTGGCAAATCTTTAACGCTCCTAAGAATCACCAAGCTCAGCTTGAAGAAGAATTTATTAAGATAGTAAAGCTGATAGTTTATGGAGACGATCACGTTTATAATAAGGGTGAAGGTCTAGGATCAACTTATTTTTCTACGACCTTGTTTGCGAAGTTTCTGGAAGAAATGTTTGAAGTGGAGCTTCGAGATCATCGTGATGGAGTCCCCTTTTGCTCTACAGAGTTTGAGGGATGGTTAGTAGGTCTGCCAGGGATGGTCTTCTTAAAGCACTATGCAGTGGTTAATAAAAACAAGGAAGAGGGTCAGTCGTCATTTGTTCCCTTTAGGGAGACTAGAGATTACATTTGTCGAGCAGCGTGGGGTCGCGAGCCTAAAGATCGCGATATAATGGACGTGATGTTGTCTGTGCTTGGACATGTTTACGGCACTCATGGCTCGAATTATGATGCTTATAAGAGTCTTATGTTTTTTTATAGAGAGCTTTTGCGCTTTGTCCCTCCCTCTTACACCCACAACCAGTCTGCTGATGAAATGATACAGCGAGTAGATAGAACAGATATAAGAAAGATGCGCCAGCATGGTATTACCACGGATGATCTGAGAACAGGATTCCCAACGTGGGAAAATTTACAAGCTCGCAACGTGTATGATGCGTCGTACCAGGA